GGGATGATAAGAAGCTAGAAGAGAACTGGTCTCAGATCAATTGGTCTGGTAAGCCCAAGGGTATAGAAGTTAAGTCTAGTAAGGGTGGAGTAAAGACACGGATGGTATATAAGGATGAGTGAAGAAAACGAACAAACCCTGGCCAACCTATCGAACTCCATCTCGGAGTCGGTCAATAGCTTTGTAAAGTCGTGGGAGCCTAAAGGCAGCGGTAGACCGCCTTTAAGTGTCGGTAACCCTGCTAAGGCACAGGAGGTCTTGATGCTAGTAGCAGTAGGGACAAGTGGTAAGAAGATTCTGGAGCTTACAGGTTGCTCTACTAGCACAGTGGCTAGGTTGAAGTCTGACTGGTGTGACCACATAGGAGACTGGAAGGAAGAGGGTGGTAAGATTAGTGGTGGCATATACATGGACACCTCAGAGGGTCTTAGCGACACGATGGCTCGTATCTGCAAGGCAGAGGAGGAGGAAGACTGGAAGGCTGTTGAAGCCCTCTCTAAGGCTCTACAAGCAAAGAACAAGATACTTGAGGTCAGCCACAGGCAAAGCATGACGGCACGTGGTGAAGCCTCGCAGATCACCAGAGAGGAAAAGGTTTTTACCCAAGATGATTATGAGGCCACAATCAAGGCAGCTAGGGATAGGATAGCTAAAGCAAAGATGATAGAGGCTGAGGTTCAAGATGTCTAGGTCACTCGGAGATGATAGCTATGAGCCTATCTATGACCAGATACGTGGGATACTTGGAGAACATTTTGAGAATTACTGCTTCATTGTAATGGATGAACAAGGAGAACTATTCTATGACTACAACCATCTGCCAGCGGGAAGGATGCTGTTACGTGAGATGCAGGAAGAGATCAGTGACGAAAACATAGAGATTCAGTGGGAGTTTGAGGATGATTCCGATAATTCAGCAGAAGAAGAATGACTATTGAGTTTACAAAGCACCCAATAATCAAAGCCCCTACGGACGAGGAAATAGTTCTTCTAGGTGAGGCTGACCCTAAGTTGCTATCTGACTTGCACGAGGCTCACGAGGGGCGCATACGTTCAGCGGAGAGTGACCCATTGCACTACGGCTTTGAACTAGAGGGATGGAAGCACGTAGACAAGTTTTTTGAAACGGTCAACACTGTCTTTGTTAGTGGTGGTAACCGTAGCTCTAAGACAGAGATGGGGGCTAGGAGTGTGGTCAAGGCTGCACTAGAGAACCCTAACGCCGAGATAGTATGCTTTGCCCAGGACAACGATGCGTCGGTGCGTGTGCAACAACGTGCGGTTTATAATTACCTACCACCAGAGCTAAAGAAGAAGTCTAAGTCTACTGTAGAGTATTTGAACTATACGTTCAAGAATGGCTTTACTGGTGCTAGCTTTATCCTACCTAACGGTTCTACTGTTTACTTTCACACCTACTCACAGTTTATTGCCAACCGATCTAAGTTTGAGGGTTTGGAAATTGGTAGTAAGACACCCAAGTGGCACAACATTGGTCTGTGGCTTGATGAATATCTAGAGGAGGGAGACTTGGTAAACACCATGCGCTTCCGTTTGGTCACCCGTAACTCTAAGATGCTGATGACCTTCACCCCCATTGATGGCTACACGCCGTTCGTGGCTTCGTTCTTAAAGGATGCAGAGACTCGTAAGACACGTAACGCAGAGTTGCTAGACAACGAGGAGGTTCCCTTTGTTCAATACAGCAAGTCTAAGGATGCAGGGATTGTTTACTTCCATAGTGAGCTAAACCCGTTCGGTGGGTATGAGCGCATCCGTAAGGAGTTACAGAACAGTGCTAGGGACGAAGTATTGACCCGTGCTTACGGCATACCAGTCAAGAGCATGAACACACTGTTCCCTTCGTTCAACACAAGCGTCCACACCTGTTCAGAGCTACCCGCAATAACCGACAAGACCCATACTGTCTACCAGGTGGTTGACCCCGCTGGTGCAAGGAACTATGTGGCTCTGTGGGCGGCAGTAGATAGCAAGGGGTATGTAACTGTCCTTAGAGAGTGGCCTGACCGTGACACTTACGGTGAGTGGGCTATCTTCGGTGATCCACGTTGGAAGTTTGGTCCAGCATCTAAGAAGATTGGATACGATGTCCAGTCCTACGTCGATGAGTTCCGTATGATTGAGGAAGAGTTGGGCGTAGAAGTCTTTGAGCGTATAGGTGACTCCAGATACTTTGCCCGTGAGAACGAAGACAACTCTGACCTATTTGAAAGCTTTGCCGACAAAGGTATGTTCTTTGTCCCATCTAACGGAGCTGACATTGACTCTGGCATTGCAGCCATTGACGAGTGGATGAAATACAACCCAAACTTGCCCGTAGACGAAAGCAACAGACCTTTGCTGTCTATACACGAGTCCTGTGGTAATTTAATATACAGCCTACTAAACTGGGGTCACCAAGGTAAGCGAGACGAGCCACTAAAGGACTTTGTTGACTTACTTCGATACCTGCGCATGGCTAATGGTGGAATGGGACCAGATCACTTTGCAACAAATAATATGGAAACAACAACTAAAGGAAAAGGAGGATACTAATGCCTAAAAAGAAATTAACGCAGATAGCACTTGAACAAGAGGTGGAGTTTGAAGACGCTATGGAAATAGCACAGGACAAGCTGCCCGAAGGTTCATTGACAGGTAAGGGAAAGAATACATGGGTAAACGAGGAAGGCACAGCCATCCTAGAAGAGTCCTTCATGATTGAAGAGATTATACCCAAGCACTATACTGGTCATGTTTTAAATGAGTGTCCCAACCCTCGGTATAACTACGTCTTTAATAAAGAAATTGGCAAGAAAGTTCCCATGCTTGTACCCCGTAAATGGCAGGGTAAGTTGATAGGTAAGGATATAACCTTTGAAGCAATATCAGATCACATGGGAACTAGCTACAGATATGTACGAAAAGGAAAGTGACATCACATTAAATCGTAATTGGTGCAGGGAGCAAGTAGATAGATTTGCTTCTTGGGAAATGCTAAGACGATACATATTACACGAGACAGGAGTCCCAATGACAAATGCAGAGCTATGTGATACAATAGGCGTATCATCTACTTATACAATTCGGTTGTTAAAATCCGTACACAAAAGATTAGAACCAAAACATGATAACTGATAGCGTTTCCGAGTCTCTCACATATTTACAGGACGAGCCAGATATTAAGACTCTCCGTCTAGCCTATGACCAAACGGTTGTTGAACTAGAATCATACTTTGACCTCTGCCGCACATCCTATGATGACCGCAGAAACTTCTGGCCAGGCAAGAGCCGTGACCACCGTAAGCATGGAGCCGACGCTTTCCCTTGGGAGGGTGCGTCCGATATGGAGTGCCACCTCATTGATGAGCGCATCACAAGGCTAGTATCATTATTTATAGCATCCCTGAACCGTGCAAACGTCAGGGCATTCCCAGTAGAAAGCGGAGACATTGCTCGTAGCCGAGTAGTTTCTGGTTTCTTAAAGTGGATGGTATCTTCTGGATACATACCTAGATTTCACCGCGAGATGGAGCTAGGAGCTAATTATTTGCTTGAGCGAGGTATATTGATTACATATATTGGTTGGCAGAAAGAAGATCGTAGAATCCTGCAACAACTGGATTTGAATCAAATTGCACAGGTTAGTCCTGACGTTGCTGACGCTATACAGAATGGCAACGATGACGAACAGCTAGTTGCCTTGCTCCAAGCAACCTTTGAGGGAACAACAAAGAAGCGTGCTAAGAAAGCATTACGTGAACTAAGAAAGACTGGAGTCGCTGAACTACCTATCGTTCGTAGACAAGTCAATGCTCCTGATGTTAAAACACTTGCACCAGATGGTGACTTCTTTTTCCCACCATACGTCACTGACCCACAACGCGCACCGTATTGCTTCTGGAAGACCTACTACACACCACAGGAACTAGAGAATAAAGTAGTTACTGACGGATGGGACGAAGACTTCGTAGACTACATCATATCTAAGTATAGGGGTGTAAACATTGACTCCATTGAGCGTGAGCAAGAAGGTCGTCGCAGCCTAAGCCTAGCTGACAATGCATATGAAGCCGACGAGCTAGTAGAAATCTGCTATGCCTACCAACGCCTCATTGACCCAGAAGATGGCGCAGAGGGCATTTACTGCACTGTATTCCACAAGGAGTTTAGTGGTAATGAACTAGCCCCAGGATATGCCAAGTTTGAACTACTTAATGGATACGAAGACTATCCTGTAGTAGTCACAAAGCTATCTGAGGACAGCAAGCGTTTGTATGACACAACTACTGTGCCGTCTATCCTACGTGGTCTACAGAACCAAGTTAAGGTTGAGCGTGACTCACGAGTTGACCGCAACAGTATAGCTACTTTACCTCCCATCCTTCACCCAGTTGGTCAAGCTCCCAACGATTGGGGACCAGGCAGATTGATTCCGTATCGCCGTAAGGGTG